TTTTCTCCAGCAGGGCCTTGATTTCTTCACGCGCGAAAGAGAGACCCCGTATCTCTCCCACAGACATTTTGTACTGCTCCCAATCCTTCACTGAACCGTGAGCGAGGGCGGTTGAAATATCTTTCTCGCGCTCCTCCATTTTCTTATACAGGTATTTTGCCAAATCGACAACATCCATTATAGGTTGTCCTTGTATTCCTCTTGTAAGTCAGATGTGATCGGACCACCTTCTGCCCACTCATCACATGTGTTTTCCTTCATACAAGCAAACTTTAGGCTCTGGCAATACCCTGTGTTTCCTGACTCATCCCCAAGACACTCTAGCATTTCTTCCGTCTGGTTGTACATCGCACAGCTTCCGCACACCTGATCAGAGCGGAAAGACACTCCCGTGTTTGGCTCACGGTAGTTATGCTCTTCAGCCGCCATCTCACGGTTCTCTGCATTCAACTCTTCGTCTTGAGTAGGTAGAGGGCATGTGTAGCCCTCTTCAGTCTCTTCCATCTGATCCACTGCCATCCCGTCAGGGATGATGGATATCATAATACCAACCATTAGTAGCACTTCCCGCGTTTAGGGTTGTCTCGAACATCCCCAGGGCGAACTTCAACTTCACCGCCCAAAGCAAAAACCTTGTGGCCTACGTTCTTAGCTGTTTGGCGTCCACGAGTCAGACCTGTCTGAGGGTCACCAACACCTGTGCCGTATCCGCCTTGAGATGCACCAACACCAAGTTTACTGCCAGATGCACCTCGACCGTCTGAGCCTAGTATACGGTTTCTAAACCCAAAACCACCACCTGGATCTTTTGGAATGTCAGGCGTTTCGTTGTAATTTTTATTGAGCTTCCCTGGTTTAGGATCACGACCTTTATTACGCCCCTTCAGAGTGTTCTTCAAAGAAGTAGGGTTTTTATCGTCGTCGCTCATTGCCTCGGACACCATGTCCTCAACGTCTTTGTACATCTTACGACGTTTTGTTCCTTCTACTTTGGCGCGACCGCCGCGTGTTTCTGATGCCATGTCGGCCTCCTATACCATAAGTTCAAAGTGTGGAGCGTCGATAAACGGACGACGGCCCTGTGAGCGACGAGTGTCGATGTAATCATTCATAGCAGATTCCATGTCGCCATCCCATTGCGCAATGTTTGGCACGGTCCATGCCGCACCCCAACGGATTGGAACGTCAACTGCACGGGCACCTTCTGCCATCGCATCTGCGATCTCATCGTACAAATTCAATTCCCAACGGTCCCCCGCGCAATAGGCCATAAGGTCTACGGCGATGCCGTCGATATGCTTACTCTTCATGGTTTGACTTGCACCTTTGGCAACAAGAGCTTTCTGCTCTTCAATGGTTCTGAGTCCACAAATCACTGAGAAGTCCTGCTTCGACACCGTGATAGCATGCTTTACAACCGCAACCATGCGCTCATCTACGCCTTCTAGCTTTGCCAAGCTACCTTTTCCTAGTTTATAAGCCATTATGTTTTACCTTTCGTCGGTTCGAATGTATCATAAGTTTTGGTATGTACAAAATTACTTATGCAATACCGCCCATATCCATCTTTTTCCTCAAGCATAGAAACTGGTGTTACCTTGTGTCTCATAATCGACGGAAACATAAATACGCGATTATGTTTCATTTCAAAATGCGTTTTTTCTTCAAGGATTAAATCACCCCCTGTAAACGCTTTAGGCTGTTTGTGAACCCAATACAATATTGTCACCGCTGCCGCATCCACATGACTCTCGTAGTTATCACTGTTTTCGTAATAGAGCATCTGCAAGCTATCAAACGCGTTTAAGTTAGTATCTAAGTATCGAAGAAACCAAGATTTAGACTTTAGTTCATCTAAAAACTCTTGCTTATAATACTGCCTAGTTAACATAAAAATATCTGAGTATATCGGAGTGGCGTAGTACTTGTGATGAAACAACCCCAGGTTCTTCTTCAGGTGTTTTCCTTCTTCAGTAACTGCACCTGCCGTATCTTCCGGTCCCTCAAAGTGAGGACGTATTCTTTCCAACTCTGCAAGAATTTTATCTACGTCTTCTGGGGGAAAGAAATCGTCAATGTACACAAACGGCAATCCGTTGTGAGTTTCTGAAACTTGTATCTCTCTTTTCTGTGTCATATTGTGGTCCTCCTGTCGTTTATTTGTAGACTTTAAGAGGCTCCTATACAACTACTTTACAAGTTACTTCATGCTACCTTTCATATCAAGCATACCCTCATGGTCACGAGTGATATATTTGAGTTCGTTTTCAAGCAACGCCACACGCTGTTGTAGCGCAGTTATTGCACCTATTGTACGCGCCAAACCTTCGTGATCTTCCCAAATTTCGTCTGTTTCATCCCACAGATAGTCGATCTCCATGGCGTTATCTTTAACGTCACGCTTGAGATTAACATTGTCTTCGATAGCCATCTTTGATCCAAGTTGGCTGACCGTTTCTTCTAGGCTTGCAATAGTTGCAGCTTGTTGTGATACCCACCAGACACCACCAGCAAGCTGCGCAGCCATTGCTGCTACAAGAGCTATAGGTACTTTCAGGTTTTCCATTACTTCTTACCACCAAAGAATTTAGTTGCAGACCTCACGGCGAAGCTACTAGCTACGATTACACCCAACGTATATTGATACCACTCTGGCATTGTCTCCAAAGCCGCAAAACCCTCCGCTACCGTGGTACGTCCCCAATCCCCTGTGAAACAGAGGATTAACGGGATTGAGAAGAGGAGAACAAGATATTCGTCTTTCCACGAGTTCATGGTGCCTTGCGCCATGATCTTCTCCCACTCCGCCTCGCTCGTAGCGGCACTTTTCATTATGGTCGCTTTCGCTTCCGCCTCTACTAGCTTCAAGTTTGCAGCGGCAGCTTGAGCGTCGGCTTTACCTTTGAGCCAACCGCCCGCCAGTTCAGTTATTGGTCCGATTAGAGCTTGTAGCATTCTTAGCCTCCATCGCGTTAAACCCAAAGTACGCCGCTGTTACACCAGACACTGACACAACATATACTGCCGCAATATCAGCGATCAACGATGCAGCTTTCTCCATACCCATTAAAGAAGCTGCCAGAATAACGAGAGGGTATAAAACCATACCTGACAAGGCAAACCATGTCATACCCCTCTGTGCGTCACGCTTGGCGTCTGCGTCCTCCATACGACGACGACGGTCCTCTAGCATGATGTCCCGCTCATCAGGATCAATCTTACCATTACCGTTAAAGTCATACTCTTCTTTACTCATCAGCATACCTTTCAGCTATGCGCTTATGATGCGTTATTATAACCACTTTTCCTGATTTGTCATATACCACGTATTGCCCCAACTTATTGTACCTTAACGTCGAGGCAAAAGAGTCCGCTGTTTTGGTTTTTTCTGAGGACTTTTGCTTTGTTTTTTTCGGCATAACACGCGTCTTCAGTAGAGAATGTTCCTAGTTGATAATGCTCTAGGTTGCCATTTAAAATATGTATCCAGACAAGAACCCACATCACCAGCGATCCAGATAAACGCCTAGATAATATATACCCAGAATAACGCCTGTTGCAGCAAGAGCAATAACAGTAACAGTTTGTATAAGCTCAATCTGTTCCTCACGCTTCTTCATCGCCGCCTTCTTAGCTTCTTGCCGCGCCTTTCGAGCTTCAGCTTGCCACTGGACCCACCTATCCCATTGGCCTGGCCTACCATACAAACGGATATATGACTCTAGCTCTTTGCGTTGTTCTTTAATCTTTTCGAGTTGCTGAAACTCCTCCCAGTCCCCTTCAGCACCACCAGTGATGGCGGTTATGGGACTGTTCTTCTTTTTCTGGACTGCGTCTTTGAGTTCTTCTTCGGCTGTGAGAAACTTCCCCACATTTGACATAAGATCCGCCGTCTCACGCCCGTTCTGGATGCATGTGCGAATTACAGAATAGGCTGCGTTAGCTGCCGCAATGGTTTCCAGAATAGCCATAACACGCCCTCATTTAAAATTCTCCAGAGAATCTCTGAGGACGAGCAATAGGGCTAAAGCGGCGATTAACAAAACCGCCGCTAGCATACTTACTTTTACCCGCTTTACTTAACGCAATAGCCACTGCCTGCTTGCGTGGCTTGCCTGCATCCATCTCAGTACGGATGTTTTCACTTATTACTTTCTGTGAGCTTCCAGATTTAAGAGGCATTTCTCCGCTCCGATGCTTGACGCTGCACTTCAATGCGCTCACGGTTTACTTCGTTACGGTTCTCCGCAATGTCTTCTTGACTCTCGATACGAGCCGCATCTGTCGCTGCACGTTGCTGCATCTTCTGCAACTCTAGTAGCATTTGACCCTGATCGTCTTCTTTCTTACGCTGCAAGTCTTCCTGCTTCAGAGCTAGCTCCTGCATACGGATCTGAACTAGAGGATCGTTCATCGGGTCGTTGCCTGTTGGCAACAGTCCAGGCAATATCTCCGCCATCAGTTTTTCCATCTGCATCGAAATCAACTGCTCCATCTGAGCCGGATCCTGCATGTTCTGCTGCACTTCCGCGATCTGACGCTGTGCAGCCATCGGGTCGATTGCGCCGCCCTGCGCAGCCAACTGTGCCTGTGCAATGATCTGATCGATCTCCGCCATAACCATCTGACGCGCTTTTTGCGATACGTGTTCCATAATGTGAGAATAGAACGTGCCCATAACCTGTGGCGATGTCATCACCAATGGGGTCTTCATGAACGCCATGTGTATACGGATGTGTATATCGTGGTCTTGTTCAGGAAACGTATTCAGGATTTCTCCCATTAATGCACGGGCATTCTCGATGGCAGGGTCAAGTGGTTGCGGCTGAGGAGGGGGTGGAAGGATTTCGTCGATATTCTGTACTTCAAGAGCCTGGTACATTCGACGATACGCCGCATGCAGGTTGTGCATCTGGGGATTACTTTGCGCAAGCTGCAACTGAGTTTGGGCCAACGTGACGCGCTGGGCCATCGAGAATATGTTTGGATCACTAACAGGGATGACATCGACGCGATCATCGAAGTCCTCTGCTTTGATCATACGGTTACCGCCCTCTACATCGTAAGGATACTCAGGTGGTAAGTTATCTCTAAAGATCCGCGCCAATACACGGAACTCTTGTTTCTGTGAGTAGTGCAGCCGCTTGTGAATAGCGGACATAACTTTCATGCCACGCTCTAGGAGAGCCACAGTCGTCCCTACAGGGGCCTGACCGTTTGCATCGGCAGTCTGCTGGTCGGCAAGCGAAACAAAGCGTCTACCGCCCTCTATGAGCGCACCCAGTAGCTGTGCTAGCGTACCAGATGGTTCTTTGTATGGCAGCGGGATGATCGAGTCCCGTATGTTCCCGCCAGGTGCATCAATGTCCCGCCACTCCCCAGGCTGCAATGGCTCGTCATCATTACGAACCCGCACCCCTCTGGCCTTGAATCCTGCTGGGAGATTGGCAAGAGTTCCTGCATCGATCAACTGCCGGAGGATGCTCGTTGCCGCACGACCAAGGCCACCAATCATGTGGATCAGGCCGAACCCATAGAAGCCCAGACCTGGCATAAACTTGTAGTGTACGAAATATTGTTGTTTCTTAGCTAACCCCGTGCCCTCTTCAAAGTTACGGCGGATACCAAGAACCTGTCCTGAACCCTCATCAATCGTAACGATGTACGGCAGCGCAATACCTGTAGGCTCCCCGTCAGGAGCCATGTCTTCAAAACCCTCTAGGTCCAGATCGACATGCATCTCAAGGATGGTGTAGATTTCGTCAGTATACGTGCGCGACGTACCTTGTAGTTCGTCTACCTTCTGACGAACCTCGTCCTCATCCTCGTCATACTTGCTTAACTCTACATCTCTGTAGAATCCTGCAATCTGCATCTTGCGAACTTCATTCGCATCCATGCGTAGGACATGCGTAACACGAGACGCAGTCGCCAAGTCCGATGCAGCATAAGGTACAACCAAATCCTGCGCCGGAATAAACTTAGATACGGCCCGTTGTTTCGCTTCGTCAAAGTATACCTTCTTAAACGTAGAACCAGACAGCGGTAAATAAAACAGCAACTGATCCATATCAGGATCGAACTCTTCCATCACTTCCATGATCTGGTAGTTCATAAAGTCCTTAACACGACCGGCCTGCTCTTCACGGGCCTGATCCTGTAGACCCAAGACTTGCGTCTTAACTGGGCCACCTGACGGCAATAGCTCTTTGTAAGCCTGCGCTTGGAACTGTGTAACGCTCTCCGCAATCAGCGGGTGCGTGACGCCACTAGCTCCTTCAAACGGGACAGTACGCTCTTCATACTTGACACCAAGCTGATCCAAGCCTTTTGTATAAGTCTCTTCCCACTCAGAACGAGACTCCATATCTTCTTCGTAAGACGCCCGAAGGTCTGACGAAATTTCTCCAAGATAACCATCATCCAAATACTCCGCTAAGTTTGCGTTGTGTGGTATCTGCTCTTCTACCTGACCAACCATCATCTCTTGGATGGCTTCGATAATCGCACCGCCCTCACCATCAGGGATAACCTCGGCCCCGTTAGGAAACATTTCCATCTGGTCCTCAACAGGAACCTCGACTGACGCCTCAGTCGGCATCATGTCTTCAGGGCTAATCCCAGAATCTACAATCGGTGGCAGTGCCATCAGTAATACTCCCGCTTACGACGATAGTAGTCGTCGTGATCATCGCCTTCACCTTGCAAGGATATAAACCCTCCCTGCCGAAAACGCATTAGTGCTAACGTCATACTATCACAAAAGTCATCATGATCGCCATTAGGAAATGAAACTACCTCTTCGATCACTTCGTCAGCAAATTTCTTGTCTCTTGGTGCCCATACTACACCAGCTTCGAATAATGGCGCAACCATGTGCATTCTGGTTACTTTATCCTTGCCCTTCCCAGGCGAGAAGCCAAGTGCCGGAATACCGCGAAGCCGCAACTCGTCAATGAGCGGTGTACCCGTCGCTTTCGCTTCGACCACAACCATGTCTGGCTCCCAGTATTCGTGTTCTTCATACGCAACCTCTTTGAGTTCAGGGAAATTCCAACGCCCACGCCGAGCGTCCATCAAAATAAGGTGATCCGTTCCGCCTTCCTCCGGCTCGAACACGCCCCATGTCGTGATCGCGCTGTAGTCAGCCGTTTCCTTCTTAGAAAACGCCGTATCGTAGGCTTGAATAATGTATTTAACTGGCGGAATCTCTTCTTTCTCCCATTCCTGCCACCATTCGCGCTTAATTATCGCAGAATCCGAGCTTGTCGGCGTTTGTTGCCACTGCGCATTCCATTTTTGTACAGGCAACGACGCTTTGATCGACAACAACGCGTCTTTTTCCCAGAACTCAGGCCACAAAGGCTTGTCTGACGGCAGAATTGCAGGAAATTCTACCACTTCCCACTGATCCGCCATGATATCGCTGCCTTGTGCAGCCAATAAACGTCCCGTTAGGTCCTTTTTACCCCATCGAGTCATAACAATTATGATCGCACCGCCAGGTTGGAGACGCTGACGGGGGCCAGAGGTGTACCATTCGTACGCATGGTCGAATGCAGTCTCACTCAGAGCGTCCTGTTCCGAATGAGGGTCGTCAATTACAAACAAATCCGCACCACGACCAGTCACCGCAGCACCAACACCAGCCGCAAAGTACTCGCCGCCTTTGTCAGTTTGCCATTTTCCTGCGCCCTTGTTGTCTTCTTTTAGATTGGTATCAGGAAAGATGTCTTTATATTGTGGATCGTCTATAAGGTCACGAACCTTCCGACCAAAACGCACCGCCAACTCCGTGTTGTGCGTAGCCTGAATGATCTTGAGCTTCGGATTGCGGCCCAAAAACCACGCTGGCATCAGATACGACGCAAACTCCGACT